CTCCAGAACTAAGAGAATATTTACCACCGAAACTTTCATATACAGAGGAAGCAGGCAAAATAAAATCGGCAAAGGGATTCAAGCGCAGAATAGAGACATTACAGAGATTTGATAGAGCTGGGCTAGAGTTAACAACCTTTGAAGGGCGGCCAATAGCAAAGGCTTCTCTTGATTTAATAAGGCGCTCAGTAGCAGAAGAAAACAGACGACGTAAAAATAGAGTTGCGACGCAGGCAGAGGCACAAGAGCGCCTAGGGAGATTTCCAACACAGCCCGTGTATGGCACAAGGCCAGTAACACTTTCAAAAATAATAGCAGATGAAGAGAAGCGCCACCGGCTAGAAACAGAGTTTCTAGAACCCGAAAACGCAAACCCACTTACAGAAGCATACAGACAAAACTATATAAGACACGCCTACGAAGCTCTTCAATTATGGAACGTGTCTAACGGAGAAAACGATGAAGTGACAAACCTCGTAATGCAAATAATAGGTGTCGTTGCATCTGCATCAAAAGAAGTGATTGACGCGTCAATAGGTATCCCAGAAACAAGGATAGATATACTCTCAGACCTAGAATTGTTCATAAACAATCTAGCGTACATTCTGGGAATATGGGAAAGCCTATGATATGGCAATATATGCGGCTGACTTTGAAACAACCACAAATCCAGATGATTGCCGTGTTTGGGCGTGGTGCATTTGCGACATATATGACATAGAATCTACAATATCATATGGAGAGACGATTGAGACCTTCATAGAATATATCGGAAAATTACATGGTAAAATATACTTTCACAACCTGAAATTTGACGGCGCATTTATTGTAGACCACCTCCTAAAAGAAGGATATGTTCACTCACAATATAGAAAGATACATAGGAACGAGTTTAGCACCTTAATATCAGACATGAGGCAATGGTATCAGATCAGATTTGTACCAGATAGGAAATCAGGATCAGACGATGAAATCCAAATAATAGATTCCCTAAAAATACTTCCAATGCCAATATCTGATATGCCAAAATCTTTCGGGATAGAGGAAAAGAAGCTAGAAATTGACTACCACGAGGACAGAGAAATAGGGCACATACTAACGCAAGAAGAAAAAGACTATATTTCTCACGATGTAATAATATTAGCAAAAGCCCTTAAATTTATGTTTGATCACAATCAAACAAGACTAACAACTGGCTCAAACGCCTTGCACGATTACATGTCCCGACTAGGAAAAGAACAATATAAACAGAGATACCCGGAACTAGATTTACCAACGTTCACTGACTTTAAGAAATCGTACAAAGGCGGATTTACATTTGTAAACCCCGCATACAAAGACAAGGAAGTTAAAGAGGGGGCCGTATTTGATGTAAATTCAATGTATCCGTGGGCAATGAAAAATTGTCTACTCCCCTACGGAGAGCCGGTGTATTTTCCAGAGAGATACAAACAAAACCCGATGTACCCACTATACATACAATGCATCCTATGCGAATTCAAGTTAAAACCAAACCACTATCCATGCATACAGATAAAAGGTCATTTCATGTACCATGATACAGAGTATTTAACACAGTCGATAGAGCCAACCTATTTATACCTAACAAGCGTAGACGAGAAGCTAGTATTTGACCACTATGACGTGAACGTCATAGAATGGTGCGGCGGGTATATGCTAAAAGGAACGCACGGTCTATTTGACGAATACATAGACTATTGGTATAACGAAAAGACCGAAGCTAGAATAGAGGGAAATCCCGGGCGCGAGAAGATAGCGAAACTAATGCTAAACTCTCTGTACGGAAAATTCGGATCAAAGAAAAGAGGAAAGTCATGCATCCCGTATCTAAGAGAAGATGGTAGAGTAGGATTTAAGCTATCAGAGGAGGAGATAAGAAAAGGCGGATATATTCCAATGGCCTGCTTTATAACAGCATATTGCAGAGACAAGATAATCCGTGGAGCACAAATTTGCGGCGATAGATTCATATATGCAGACACGGATAGTCTGCACGTATCAGGAACAGAGCCGCCGGAAGGACTGTGGGTAGACAACAAAGCCCTAGGAGCATTTAAGTTAGAAGAAACATTCATTCGTGCCAAATTTATACGTCAGAAAACCTACCTAGAAGTAACACTAGGGAAAGATTATCAAGAAAAAATCAACATAAAATGTGCCGGTATGCCTAAGAACGTCAAAGAGACAATAACTGAAAGCGAATTTACAGAAGGAGCAGTATTTGACGGAAAACTTCTCCCGAAGATCGTCCCCGGCGGTGTCATTTTGAAGGAGACAACTTTCAAAATAAAAAAGGCAAAAGGGGTTGACAACTCGCTTTCATTATGATACAATACTCGTGAGGGGTCCTTGCTTTCCTAGTGTCCCCGACCGGGGCACCGGGGCGAAGAGCCTTCCCGGGCGGGAATTGGCGGTGGTGTGCTGACACAGTGGAGGGCAAGGATTCCCTTATTTTACAGAGGTGATAAAGTGGACACTAAGGACACGTCCATGTATTACAATGCAGATGACACGCTCTCAAGAAACAGGTTATTTAATTTTGTTGTAGGCGCTCGTGGAGCTGGTAAGACCTACGGAGCCAAAAAGAGGGCAATTAAAAATTTCACCGAAAAGGGCGAACAATTTGTATATCTTAGAAGGTACGATACAGAAATGCCTCAGTCACAGATGCGGAACTTTTTCGATGATATCATGCAGGAGTTTCCGGACCACGAGTTTAAAGCGGACCGTGGATTATTCAGGATAGACAAGGAAGTAGCCGGGTGGTATTTCCCGCTGTCAAAAGCGGTAATGCTTAAATCAATGCCGTTTCCAAACGTTACATTGATTATCTTTGACGAATTCATCATCGGAGCAGGCGCATACCGCTACCTTCAAAACGAAGTTGTAACCTTTCTCGAATGTTACTCAACAATATCAAGAGACAGAGACGTACCCGTGTTATTTTTGAGTAACGCCGTCACATTCAGTAACCCTTATTTCCTATATTTTAACCTATCATTAGAAAAAGGGCAGAAGAGAAAACTATTAAAGGATATCCAACTAGAGACAGTTACAAACCCAGCTTATGTAAATCACGTAAAACAAACCAGATTTGGACGTCTGATAGACGGAACAGAATATGGGTCCTATTCAATGGACAACGAGTTCTTGCTAGACACGGATTCATTCATTGAAAAGATGGTTACAGCCTGCTTCTATGTTACAACGATACTAATAGACGGCTTCAAAATTGGCGTGTATAGGGACATGAACTCTGGTATTTTCTATCTATCAGAGAAAACTGACGACACAAGAAAGATAACAATAAGCCTAACATTAAACGACCACAACAATTCAACCGTATTAGCTACAAGGAACAACATAGTTATCAAAGGTATAATGGATGCTTTCTCAGCTGGTATGCTAAGATTTGAGACACAAAAAGTAAAGAATTTGGCGTGGCCTATACTAAGAAAGCTACTATAACAAATGGAGGGTTACAAAATGGCATATGAATTCACTCAGGATTCCTTCCGGGAATTTTCAGAGGCGGTTATCTCCGCAGGAGGGGATCAGGCCACTCTAACGACTTTATTGAGCCAGATGCAAGACGTTATCATTGACAATATCGGAAAAATGGAACAGCTCACGCAGAGCAATGAGAACGTCACCAAGGAAAACGAACGGCTCAAGAGTGCAAATATGGACCTGTTTCTCAGAATTGGTTCTCAGGCTGAGGCCATTGAGAACAAGTCTAAGGAAGCCCCCAAAGATGATCCGGTAGGAGTTGACGATTTTCTAAAGAATCTCTATAAGGAGGATAATAACAATGGCAACTAAGAACAATCCTATTGCAAGTCCTGAAATGATGAACGCAATTCGCAACGATGCAAGCGACGCTTACAAGGCGGCGGTGCCTCTGGCTACTGCCTCCAATCTGGCTGACGTGGGAAATCCCATCCTTGCTTATGATGCAATGGCAAACGAGTTTCTGAGTGCGCTTGTTAACAAGATCGTTGCTACCATCCTTTACCGCAAGATGTGGAACAACCCTCTGTCTATGCTCCGTAAAAACGCTGAGCCTCTGGGAGTTGACGTTGAGGAAGCCCACGTGAATCCGGCTACCGCTCAGGCATATGACGGCACTGAAACCGGTATGGCCGCAGTTCTGAAAATGACAAAGCCCGATGTGGCCGCCGCGTGGTATCGGCTGAACCGGCAGGACAAATATCCCGTGACCATCAACAACGAACAGCTTACAAACGCTTTCGTCTCATGGAACGCTCTTGAAAATCTCATTCAGGGCATTGTAGACAGCCTTTACAATGCGAATACCATTGATGAATTCAAGTACACCAAACAGCTGGTTGTTGATGCAATTACTGACGGAAAGCTGAAAACCGTTACAGCAGTAATGCCCAACAACGAGGCAACCGGTAAGCAGTTCCAAGTCCAGCTCCGCAATATGTCCATGCTGTTCACATTCCCTTCCAGCGCCTACAACAACTACAAGCTAATGGGCGGCACCGGAAACGACCGCGTAACATGGAGCCCCATCGAAGATCAGTTGATCATCATCCGCGCGGATGTAGCCGCAAATATCGGAGTTGAGGTACTTAGCGCGGCGTTTAATCTCAGTTACTCCGATTACCTGGCCAGACAGATTATCGTTGACGATCTGGGAGCCGATGGAAAGACGCTGGCAGTGCTGGCAGACACCAAAACATTCCAGATTCGCGAAAAGCTACGCCGTTTCACTACCTTCTATAACGGCTCCGCGATGAACTGGAATTATTGGTTGCATGCGTGGGACACCTTCTCTCTGTCTCCCTTCCACAACTGCGTGGCCCTCCGCACAGCGTAAGAGCAATTTAGGGAGGGGCGCAAGCCCCTCCCAATAGAAAGAAGGTGAAACCATGGCATTATGGAGGCCCGAAACAACTATATATCTGTGCACAAATACAGGCATAGATCAGTATAACAAACCCTACTTTGAATCCAACGCCGCAATGCAAGGGTGGTTAGCCGGAAAAGTAAAGGCATCTTTCACCCAATACTCATACCAGAGAGCGGACGAGAGGCAATACTGCCGTGTTGAATACAATTACAACGATGCCTTGACATGCGACATTATCATGTGGCAAAATACCGGAACCGGACCGCGCTGGATTATCGCGAACATTACAGGGGTTGAGTGGGTAAACCCGAACACAACAACCATCTATTTTGAAGTAGACGCATTTTGCACCTACTGTGGGGACATAAACTGGCCAACCTCCTACAGCCTAGTGGAAAGAGAGCATGTAGTGAACGACTGGAACGGAGCTAATCCAAACTGGATTAACATTGGGATACCCGAAGGAATGGGAGGCACACCAGACCAAGTTGTATATGACCAAATAAAGGCATACGCACCAGATACATTTGTGGTATTCACTCCTTATGATTCTTCCGGCCAACCAATGTTTGGAGGCACTGTAGAAAATAATGTGTTTAACGGCTTAACTATGAGAACTTTTTCAAGCGCAGGAGCCGTTAACAGCTATTTGCAGAGCGTAGCAGAATCAAGCGAGGGAAAGCTAGAGAATATCCTAGGCGTTTACTCCGTACCCGGCGATTTCCTATCCGATTTGTCAGAAGCAGTTGAAACTATTCCGCCGTGGCAAAGCGGCGGAGCAATTGGGCCAGACCTTTGCAGAAATGCGAAATGTTATTCTAGTGAATTTTGCGTGGCGCAAGTAGAAGGCATGAACAGCGAGACAGTGACATACAAACCCGAGCTAATCACAACACAAGGCACGTTTAACTTCCATATCTACGGGCGCTTTATCGGAGGCGGCGGAGGAATCATTGCAACGCCAGACGCCTATGACTACATGGGAAACCCCGGAGAATACGGGTGCGCAATCACCGTATTTCCGCAAGGTGCATGGGTTGGAAATCAATATGCTCAGTATCAACAGACCAACAAAGTAAACATTCTAGCAACCACAGCAAAATCAGCTGGATCTTTCATCCTTGCAGGAGCCGCTGCTGCCACAGGGGTAGGAATGGCCGCCGTTCCGGGACTTGTTGCAAGTGGCCTCAGTAGTGCGGCAAGTATTTGGGATGCAGATACAAAGGCCAAAAAGGGTTCAGCTGCTGTTAATGGCTCTGTGTCTTCTGACCCCATCCTAGCTGCCTCAATTGGCCAGTTTGGCTTCAAATTCCGCTGGTACATGTGCAACGAGAGCATCATGAAATCAGTTGACAGCTTTTTCGACCGCTACGGCTACAAGGTCATGAGGCTGAAAGTTCCAGAGCGCAACAGCCGTCCATGCTGGAATTTTGTTAAGACTTCTGAGGGTCACGTATCCGGTGCTATTCCAACCGTCTACAGAGAGCGCATTGAAGCAATGCTAAATGCTGGTGTCACATTCTGGAACGTAGGAGCAAGAGCCATCGGTGACTTTTCCAACCCGTCCGCTAACAAGAGTTAGGAGGTTGCCATGGAAACTGTAATTGTTGCTATACTCTCTCTAATCGGAACGCTAGTTGGAACTTACGCAGGAATTGTTTCAGCCAACAAGGTGACAGAGTGGAGAATAAAGCAAGTAGAATCTAAAATATGCACCCTATCAAAACAAGTGGAAGAACTTACAGCAACAGTGAACTACATACAAGGCAAAATGGAGGTACTACATGACCATTGAGTTTATAACAGTTGTAGCTCTAGTGCTCATTTATCTGGCAATCTATATGTTACTAATCCCGGTTGGAAAACGTCTACACTACATTATGTCCAGAACAGTATTCAAAAATAAACCGATCAACCATACCGCATATTGGCTGACATACATAATGGTAAATATTATTGTATCTCTCACAGGAATGATTATCATTTTCAACCTAGTAAAATACACTGCGGAGGTGTGGATTATATGACCAATCTATTGAAACGATTAGCTAACCTCATGTCCGTTAAATCCCTAGTAACAATCGCCCTGACAATCGTGTTTTGCATTATGGCATATAAACAGACAATCTCACAAGACTTTATGACCATATACTCTGTTGTTATCGCTTTCTTTTTCGGTGCTCAAAGTACCAAGAGCAACAACCAGGAACTTCAAAACGACCTAGAATACGCGGAAACGAAAAACGCAGAATTATATAACCAGTTGATGGAGCTGTCAAAGGAAAACGCGGCCTTAACCGCTGAACTAAAGGAGGCGTACAACGATGCATCTAATCAGGAACTACCTGACTAATAACGATTGCTATAAAGCAGGAAAGCCGCTGAACATTCGCGGAATCATGGTGCACAGCACAGGTGCAAACAACCCCAACCTAAAACGATACGTTCAGCCAGACAAAGACGGTATCGGCGTAAACAAGAACGGTAATGACTGGAACCACCCCGGTATTGAAACCTGCGTACACGCCTTTATTGGAAGGCTGGATGACGGTTCCATTGCCACCGTGCAGACCCTCCCATGGAACATGCGCGCGTGGCACGCCGGTTCAGGCCGTTGGGGATCGGCAAATAACTCCTATATCTCTTTTGAGATTTGTGAGGACGGCCTTACAGACCCAGATTATTTCAACGCTGTATATACAGAGGCTATAGAACTCTGCGCCTATCTATGTAGGCTCTACAGGCTGGACCCATCACAAGAGGATGTCCTAATCTGTCACTCTGAGGGCTTCACTCTAGGGGTAGCATCCAATCACGCTGACGTTATGCACTGGTTTCCAATGCACAACAAAACGATGAACGACTTTAGAACAGATGTATATGCACTCCTGAAAAGCGCCGGTGGAGCATCCCCGGAAGAGATCGTAAGAGAATACCGTAAGACACTACAGGACAATGATGCAGAGAACTGGTCAGAAGAGGCCAGAGAATGGGCAATTAGAAACGGTCTTATTACAGGATACGAAGGAAATTACATGTGGCAGGATTTTGTAAATAGAGAACAATTAGTTACCATTCTTAAAGCCTTCAATGAAGCAATGGGAAATCCCGTACCGTAAACTACACCCAATTACCGACCCGTACCGTCAACTCCCGTCGAGAAGAGTAAAGACCAGACCTTTTCTGTAATGGGCTGGGCTAGGCTATATAGACCAGACCAGTATAGAATAGACCAGAACAGTTATTTAGTTTAGGAGGCGTTAAAATGAAGGTGTTTATTTCGCAACCCATGAGCGGACTTTCCAAGGAAGAGATTTTAGAGAGAAGACAGGAGGTAAAGCTAAGGTTGTTCCTTGAGCTGGGCGATTATAACATTGAGTATATTGACGCATATGGAAGATATTCAGACCCGATTATGTCTATTGGGGAATCCATTAAGAAGATGGCAGAAGCTAACGTAGTGTATTTTATGCATGGCTGGGAGAAGAATAGAGGATGCCGCATTGAGCATCAAGTAGCAGTTGAATATGGAATAAGGTGTATTTTGTATGAGGGTTAAAAAGCGCAATGGGCCGTGCTCTAAATTGTATAGCAGGCTTTTGGGTTGGATTGTAGTTTTGTTTTTGGCTTGCTTGTTGGCGGGAGGGTTTTATCTGGCCCTGCTGTCTATCAAATATCAGTACACGGGAGCGCTGGCTTGTTGGACAATATGCGCGACACCTATTGGAACGGCTGTTACGATCGTGCTAGGGAAGACAATAGATAAAGAGATACAGAACGTAAAAGGACCTAACGGAGAGGGACTTGATTATACAAACGGCGCTAAGGAATACAACGTGGATTCTGCGCCGGTATAGGAGGTGGTAAATTTGTTTGATTGCTTTTTCGGCGCTAATCTGCCGGGTATAGTATTTCCTCCCAATGGAGCTAGGGCAGAGGTCTTAAATGCACAGCAGACCATAGAAATTTATAACCGATTTATCAATATGGCGTTAAGCCGGTTTAGATGGACGGGTCTGCCGGATAGTTGCAATGAGCGTGCGCTAGAAATGACGTTGCTGTTTTACGGTGTGGCGTTATTCGCTAATGATCCGGACCTAGGTTATATACACACGGCGGTTACTTTGCCGGGGCCTTTTAACATCTACTATGAGAGCGTAGTAAGAGAGGCATATAGTTTCGAGTATCGGCACAGATTTGACATTGATAATAGCGTGCTTATTAGGGCAAATAAGACTATGACACCGGACTATCTTTCCATTTGGAATTATTCACCTAAAATTTCAAACGCACTCAGAAGCATCGATATTCACACTGAGACTATCAAGAGGCCGTTTGCTATTCAGTGTGACGAGAAGGACAAGCAGAGCGCAATTACAGCGGCAAACAAAATTGCCGGAAATGAGATTGCTATTTTCGGCTCTAAGTTTGGCAACCCTGAAAGCGTGAAGGTAATGAACTTTGGCGTAAACTGTGTGCTGAATGAGATGTGGGCAAATGTGCGAAACTACATGCAACAGCTTTGTACGAGCTTAGGAATCGATAGCCTTACAAGCGACAAGAAAGAGCGCCTTATTTCTGCGGAGGGGCAGGGGCAGAGAAATCCCACGCGGCACATTATCGAGAGTGAGCTGTGGTGCAGGGAAAGGGCATGTGAGGAAATCAATGCTATGTTTGGCTTGAATGTTGGGGTAGAGTTGAACGCCGTGGAAGACTTCATGGAAGAATTCATAGAGATGGATAAAGGTTTCCAAGAGGGAGGTGACGTCGGTGCGTCAACTAATAGTGACGAGCCAGATTAACCCGGAATTGGGGGAACTCGTTTCGGGTGGGTATGAAGTTTTCAACGACTGGTGGAACACCTTTATTCCAGAACATAAGAAGCACCTAGAGGGAAAGATTATAACATACTATTGGTTTAACCAGATCGGCGCGGAGACGCCGGACAGATTCAAGCATTTTCTTAACGCGGAATTGATGAAGATTATGCCATACTATAACAGGCTATATGAGAGCGAGCTAATTAAGTTTGATCCCATGTTGAATCAGTTGGTCAAGACTAATGGTAGAAACGTCGAGAATCTGCTTAGGGTAGCTAATTCCGGTGAGAATTCGGCGGCGGTTATGCTTAGGGATTTCGTGAATAGTCATAGGGATGACGAAAGCACGAAAGGGAATTTAACTGGAGCATATGACAGCACATTAGATCACACGTCGGAAGAGACTTATGAGAAGCAGGGCGACAAGACTTCTAAGGAAGTTGTTGACGAGGATGTAACCGGAACTAAAGATTCTACAACTAAGGTTGTGGATAATACAACAGAGGACAATTCTAAGGATATCACTAGGGAGCTTACTAAAGATAGGGCACTGAACGAAACGGTAGAGACGACTAGGGATACGACTACTAAGACAAGTGGGTCTGGAACTAGCGATAGTACGCTAGAGAGGTCTGTCAATACGGACGGAACGAAGCTTTATTCGGATACGCCTCAAAAGAATGTTAATTCTACCGGGGGCGTGCAGAACAGTGTTGTCTGGAACTATCTGACCAACGCAACGCAAACAGGAGAGGACCAGAACACCGATGAAAGTACGCATACTAGCAATAGTTATACTGAGGATAAAACGGAGAAGGTAGCAGAGAACACGACTAGGAACGTGACGGAAAACGAAACTGAAAATGAAACGGTTGGAGAGACTGAGAAAAAGAATAAGGACTATACAAGTGATACAACATACCATGAGGATACAACAGAGAACACAGACAGGACTACAGACTATAATGAAGATTGGCATGAAAACGGCAAGTCTAACCTCACCGAAAATACCACGGGACATAATGATACCGTTGAGGATACAACGGGAGAGCGTCATACGGCTGGAATCGAGCAGGGCAAGACGGATGAAAAGCATACGCAAAGCAAGGATAGAAAAGAAGATGAGACGCAGACAAAGGAAAGCGGAATTGAGGAAGTTGTCAGCGGGTACGTTGGTATTAGTGGGTCTGAATTGCTGGCGGCTTTCCGTAAAACCTTCATCAACGTAGACGAAATGATTATTGAGGCCCTTAGAGGGTGCTTTATGGAGGTATTCTAATGAAAGATTGTTATCATGATTTTGACCATTGCTGTGAGCCCGATCCTTGCAAGCCTGAGCATTGCGGCCCTTGTAAGCCGGGACCTTGCGGGACACCTGTGCCGCCTCCTGTCCGGCCTGTGGTAAATATCCCGGGACCAAACGTGCAGGCCCAGATGTGTGAAATGGCTGGCAGGGTAAACGAGTGCATCCTGAGATGGAACCAAATTCAGCGAAACTGTTATGAGGCTCTTGATCGGGTTGTTGGCGCGGCTGTATCCAATGATGTGTACTATGATCGTGACGAGGTTGGCATGGAGAGCGGGTACTCTGAAAACGACAGTTGCCCGTATCACGTCATCAACGTGAAGTGTGTTGACAAGTGCGGTAAGCCTATCTTTATCAAGCTTATGCCTGCATTTGGAAATACTACAAACTCTGGTCTTGTGCAGAGTATTCAGGATGTCAGTTTCGTGACCAACGCCAACGCGATTATTAGTGCAACCACTGACGCGCCGTGGAAGGGTGTTGCGCGGTATATGGGTGCACCGATGGCAAGCACTCCAGAGGGTGGAATCTTCTGCGGAGGATTCAACCGGCACGGGGCGTTGAAGATTTTCGGTGGTGACACTGACGAGGATACACTGTGCCAGAATCAGGTTGTTGACCTCATCGGGTCTGTTATTCCCATTATTCTGGATGGTGAGATCACGGAGCAGGCTAAGGGGATGACCACAAAACAGTCGATTTGCGCCGTTGGGTATAAGTCTTGCAACGGTGATAAGGTGTTCTTTAACTGCGGCAAGCAGGACGTGCAGGGCATGCAGGGTATCACCGTGGCGAATATCCTGAAAGGCATGGGGTGCACAACTGCGGTCATCACCGCGACTTCCGGGGGCGGTATGGAGTATCTTGGTAGCCTCACCTCTTCCCCTGACAACTGGCAGATGCCTAAGAACTCCGCATATTGGGTGGTTAGCAAGCGCCCTTTTGAGGGATGGTGCAATCAGTTTGAAAGCTCTATTGCGCAGTTGGTGCAGAGAGTTGGCGGCCTGAAAAATGAGATTGACTTTATCAACCATGAGGTTGACGAGGTTAGCGAGGTAGCTAATAAGGCGTGGGAGCTGGCGCAGAAAAACGCGGATGATATCGCTGAGATTCAGGCGGACATTGAGAGAATCGATGGCGAGATTACTGCGCTTGAGGATCGTATCACTACAGCAGAGGGTGATATTGATGCGCTTGAAAGGGCACTTGAAAAAGAGATTCAGGATCGGAAGGACGCGGACGCGGCGGAGGCTCAGGCGCGACAGGAGGCGGACGAGGCGCTTGGTGAGCGGATCGACCAGGAAATCGCGGACCGTGAGGCCGCTGACGAGCAGTTGCAGACTGCTATTGAGACAGAGGAGGCGGAGAGGACTGCCGCTGACGCTGTGCTACAGGGTAATATCAATCAGGAGGCTATTGATCGGGCTAATGCAGACCTCAAGATTGAGCAGAACTTGAACAAGGAAGTCATCAATCGTACTGAGGCGGATCAGCTTTTGCAGGATCAGATTAACGGGCTTACTAGCGGGGATGTTCCTCTCCCGTATGTCAAGAGAGCGGGAGACACCATGACAGGTGATCTACAGATGGAGGGCTCCGCTGTTGTTAAGCTCGTGGACGGTAAAACGGTAAAGGGTGCTTTCTACCGGGATAACGGGGACGTTTGCGTGAAGAGCGAGAGCGGAAATGTCCGTATTCTGGGAGCGGCTACTCTGTTGACAAACGCGGATAATGGCGCTGGAGTGCTAAAGATCGGGGCCATTACCATTCAACAGCATATGAGCGGAGACGTTCCCCATCTGGATATCAACGTTGGCACTGACGCGGGTGCTGTCTATGTGAACAGAAACGGGATTGACGGTGGAACTGGTGAGCTGTGGGTCACTGAAATTCATGCTCCCAACGAGTTGCGGCTTGCGCCGGGCACTAACGTCAATGCTATGGATCACAGAATCACGGGAGTTGCTGACCCCGTTGATGATGGGGACGCTGTGAACAAGAAGTATTTTGACACTCACGGCACTGAATACACTTTGCCGGTTGCTAGTGCTACCACTTTGGGCGGTGTAAAAGTTGGCGCTAATCTGACGATTACACAGGATGGTGTGCTGAACGCTACCGGTGGAGGCGGCGGAGGCGGTACGGAATATGTGGCTGGCGAGGGTATCGTTATCTCTGGGAGCACTATTTCTACCGATCCGGCTAAGGTTCCGACTAAGGAGGAGCTTAACGATTATCTGCCATTGGCCGGTGGGACGATGACCGGAAACATCAAGTTCGATAGCGATTCTGATTATGTGGGTGCTCTTGTTTCGGATCAAGACCATGTAATTATGATGGGTTCTCAGGGCGAGGGTGCTATCATGGGGTCTGTTAGCGCCGGACATAATCAGACTCAGGTTGATGCCGTTATCAATGCGAACTTGAATAGCAAGAAGGCCAGTGTGCAGGCTACCCGGACAACGGACGGCGGGAGTAGTGTGGTTATTGAGGCGCAGGACCCGGATAGTGCGAACGCGGTGAGTGTCAAAGTGGGCGCTAAGGCGACAGACGTTACGGGCGGGACGCTGAGTGTGTATAGGGAGGCTAGTACAAACTACGTTGACGTAGGAGCCAATCAACTAAAGTTTGGCGAGAAGGGTCTGATTTTCGGTGGTGGTGACGGGCTAAGAATTATTTCTGGTGACCCTTCTGACGGCGGCAGTTTGTTCTTCAACGGAACACAAAAGACTGCGCAGTTCCTTACCTATAAGCCGCAGTATTCGGAAGCGCCTACTGAGAATCATGACCTAGTTAATAAGGAATATGTGGACGGTAAGGCAGGTGGGGATTATCTGCCGCTGGCGGGCGGGACGATGCGCGGAAATATCAATATGGCGGAGCACGATATTGTCCGCGTTTCTCAGCTTGCTTACAACTCCTTTACTGGCAATGGTCCTAGGTTGGACTTCCGTTCTAATGGGATGTACATGGTTTACAACGGTGTGGACAAGTTTGGCATGGACGGTGACAGCCTGCACGCTGGCGGGCTCGCGTTGAAGGATTTGAAGAACCCGACGGACGCACAGGACGCGGCTACTAAGGCGTATGTGGATAAGAAGATTACGGGAATCGTATCTGGTGACACAGTTAACGTACCGAACTTTGATGGAACGGAATTTACGGTTAAGGTAACTCCTAAAGCGAACTGGGAGCTGGTTGGAGGTCCGAGAGTTATTGGCGGAATGGTTGTCTTTTCGCTTAATGTGACTGGGTCTGTTGGTTCTGCGGTGTGTAGTGTTACCTTTAGCAAGGCTCCCCCTAGTCTTGCGTGGAACACTATCAACGTAACTAGGAGCGCGAGAACATACTATTTTGGTGGTGATGTTGACACGCTTGAGGGTGTAACTAGAGAAATAAAAACGAGCCTTGATTACGCCGTAGGCCAAACATGTGTCGTTGTGATTGGTTGCAAAGGAGTTGACGCTGGGTCTAATGACGTAATGTTGCCGTTATTTGTTTGAGGGGAGGGTTCGGGTATATGCATTGCGAGTATAGGCAGATTCAGCCCGCTGATGAGTTGGTTGAATTTAGCGCTAACGGAAACACGGTTTATACGTTTTGTCTGGGCAACGTATGGACACCGAAATTCATGTGCGTAGAAAACGCAAAGATTCCTATGATGTCCAACGACGCGACTACGCCTAGTGGAGCATATGTGACTTGTGAAAGTGACAAACTTTTGCTTCATCTGGTAAACGCTGGCCAATATGATCATGTAATGCTGATTGAAGAGGACGATATTAGCGATTTGTTTAGTAATATCACTTTATTACTCAATTCTATCAGCTCCAAGATGGACACAGCTAACACGAAGCTAAGCGAGATTGCTACAAATACCGGCAGGATTCAGTAACTAAGATAGAGGTCGTGAACGTGTTGGGCGTTTGCGGCCTCTTCTGTTATGCTTAAATATAACAGTGTTACATTTGTGCAGTACACGCGGTCGTGTGTGCGCCGAGTGTTCTATTAAGCACGTTTATACATGGTTTTAAATAAGATATGCTGTAGAGATTCATTTTTAAGGGGTCGAATCTGACGACCCCCTA